TATGCACTTATTGATGGATATATATTCAAATTAGGATTTGTTTGAAAAGGGCGTTCGCGATTAAATAAATATTTAAAAAATAATATATAATTATGGATTTTTAAGCTGGTATTATTTAAACTATTTAAATCTTCATTTACAATATCTTTAAATGCATATACACAAGATTTGTCAGTATATTTTATAAATTCATACATTTTAGAGTCTCTATTATTTATATAATTTTCAACTTCTTTAACTTCTTCATAATTATTAGGATATATTGGTATTGTAGGTAAATAAGTATAATATCTATTATTATTATATGCAATTGTTACAATTAAAATGATAAATATTGAAAAAAAATAAATAGGATTAATTTTTTTGATAATATTAGTTTTTATATAATTTATAACATTATTTTTCATTTTATATATATAAAATATATTATATAAATATTTTAAATATGCATATTATTAAAAGAATAAATAATATCATATAAATCAAGCATATCTTTAACTTCATTATTATTTATAATAATATTTCGAAATTCAATATTATTATAATTAAAATCATTTGTTTTATCAAACATATCAACGTCATAGTCATCATAATAATTAAAATAATTAGTTATGTCGGTCATATCACGATTATATTGATAATAATAATTCATTTTACAATTGTATTTATTGATTTTAATAATAATATATCAATGTTATAAATATAATAATAAAATTTATTAATATCAATTTTTTTATAACAACATTACATTAATGTATCCAACAGAAAAAATTGATATTAATAAATTTTATTATTATATTTATAACATTGATATATTATTATTTTAGTAAATGCATTATATAATAGCTAAAACATTAGAAGAAAAAAAACAAATTGCAATATATTATGAAAATATAAGAAAAGAAATGGAAAAAATTAGAGAAGAATTTGATGAAATAGAAGAAAATAAATATAATAATAAAATGTTGGAACGAATTAAAAATTATAATAATGAAACTATATCAGAAAATATTAGTATTATTAATCAATAATTAATTAAAGCAAAAAAATATCAACTTATTATGTAAAAATAATTAAATATATAATATTATTAAAACTATATATCTCATTACAAAACCATTTATATTACCTTTTTTTATTTTGCTTCACAATTTCCTGTAATTTTATTTTTACGCGTTCCATTAGGACACCTTTTTTTTATTTTTTCGGGGTTTTCTTTTTTTTCTTTTTTTTCTTTTTTTATTTTTTTTGTTTTTTTAATAGTTGGATCGTAAAATTCACACATTCCATTTGTTTTATTTATGCGATAACCTTTTGGACATTTTTTTCCTACTAATGGAACACTATGATTTTGGGCTTCATCTTGTATATTTCCATCTTTTATAATGGTTTCAATATCAATGGGTTTATTATGTTCATCTTTTGCTGAAGGAAATTTTTCATGTATCATTTTTTTAATATGTATTTGTGAAATATAATTCGGATTATAAGGTACTATATCTCCAACAATAAATTTTTTACAATTATTTACTATTCTAAATTGATCATTATATCTTAATTCAACATTTAAACAAGCAATAGGTATATTATATATTCCATATTTAATGTATTCCAATTTAACAAGTTTAAATATTAAATTTCTAGGTAAAAGTATTTCTTTTTCACATTTATATTTTGTAGTATTTATCATATCAATAAATGGAACACCTTTTGCTAATCTTAATTTATATAAACAACATTTTAATCCACGTGGAATACCAGAAAAACGTAAAGCAATATTAAATCCAGTAGTAATAGATATAAAGTTATATATAATTTCGGTATCACCAATATTTACAAGATTCTTAAATGGCATTTGCATTCCTCTAAAATATATAGCATCAGAATTTTGATTAAAATTAGCTGCTTCAATAAATGCGCGATCCAAATCTTCTATTTTTTGTTTAATATTATTTGCAGCTTCTTCTAATGTTGTACCATATCTTCTATAATATTGTTTAAATATAGACGTCTCGAAATAAGTTTCACCTTGTCTTAAATATAGATTTACAGGAGCATCCCATTGAAAACTATAATCAATAAGTGCTTTTGATAAAATATTTTCAAAATATACATCTTTTTTATACGGAATATTTTGTTTATATATTTTCATATCTTTTAAACTACTTTGTTTATATAGAGATTTAAGACGATCTTTTTCATCTTTTGTAACATTTTTAGGAGTTTTAAAAGATGGTTTTTTTGCTAATCCAATAATAGATAATGCGATTGCTTCTTTATTGATAAAATCATAATAATTGTTATTAGAAAAATTTATTTTAAAAATATTATTTTTATTAATATATGACTTTTCAAGACTTTTTAAATCTATTAATAAATTTTTATTTAAATAATATCCCAAATTAAAAAAATTTTCTTTTGATTTATAAGTTTTAGTATTTAATAATATTCCATTTTCAATAATACATTTAACATATATATTATTTAAAGTAGGAGTTTGTAAAAAACTTCTTTTAATACAAAATATAATTTCATTATTACTAATATTATTAGATTGTGATTTTGAAAAACTTAAATTACTTTTTTTATCAAAAATTAATAATATATTGTCACTAGACTCAGATAACCAATCATTAATATTTATTTTTTCTAAATTAATTGGATCATATCCATACATTTTTATATTATTATATATTATATAGAAAAAAATGAATGAAAACTCTATAAATTTAAAAAAAATGAAACATTTATTAATTAAACATTTAAAATATGAAAAAGATACATTTGTTGATTTGCAAAATAGTATGAATATATTTGCTAAAAAAATACAAAAGGAATATAGATCTAAAATGGAAATTGATATTGCTCAAAAATTAATAAGCGATCAATTATGTAGTATAAGTGGAAAAAAAGATGATTATAGATTAAATATAGACAAAATATTAAAGGAAAATAATACACCAAATAGATTAGTTAATATGTATTTTTATTATTGTAAATTTGGTAATAAAAAATTAGGTTATGATAGTGGTTCAAAAACAAAAGATTTAATTAAAGAAATTAAAAATTGTTTATTTTTAAATGTAAGTTTTGCATCGGCTAATTTTCATAATATTCAATTTAAATTAGTTAAATTTATTAATGCTGTTCCAAGTAGTAAAATATATAACAATATTATACAAAGAAATTCAAAATTAAGAACTATTAAAGACAAATTTAACAAATCTCAAGATAGATTTGAATTTAAAAATGTAGAGTTATATAATTCTAGTTTTGAAGATTGTGATTTTATAGATATTGTTTTTGATAATAATAAATTAAGTCAATATTATAAAAATATAAAATATCCTGCTCCTATATTTTTAAGATGTAAATTTATTCAAGGTGATATAAAAATACCACCTTCTCCACCTCCACCTCCACCTGATCATGGAGATAATTTTAAAAAATATGAAATGAAATTTATAACACCATTGCAAAAAATTGAAATTAATAATGGTACTCTAGATTATAATTATAGTAATATTAGTCTTTTTCCATCATTAATATTTGAAAATTGTGAATTTAATAAGAATATTTTACAAAATACTAAAACTACAGATGAAATGTTTAAATATATGTTTTTAAATAGTAAATTCAATATATCTAATTTTATTGATTTAACACTTAGAAATGTTCATTTTTCAAAATGTGTTTTTTTAAACTCTTATTTTATTCGATGTACATTTATTGATTGTGTTTTTAAAGATTGTCAAATAAATGGAACACAATTTATTAACACCAATTTTGGTAATCAAGGATCCACTGAATTTATTAATAATAATATAGTAAAAAGTAAATTTAATTCATGTGTATTCCATAATTATTTAAGTCCACTAAATACTACTATTTTTCATAATAATAATAATATAGAAGAATGTATTTTTTATGGAGGATTATATATTGGATTTCGATTTAATTTTGATTCAATAAATAATGATAATGCATTAATACTTAATTTAAAAAAAAATGTTTTTATTTGTTGTCACTTATATGGAACAAATTTTGATTGTTGTGATTTAGAAGGCTCAGATTTTGCAGCACGTACAACATGTGTAAGTAATTTAAATTGGTTTGGTAATATATTTATATGTTATATAAACAAACCTAGTTATGGAAATGATAAAACTGATGAAGCAGAAAATATATTTGGAAATGATTTTAATGATTTTAAAGATAATGCTTTAAGTCTAAAAAAAAATAGAACACAAAATAATTTTATTCTTAAAATGCATCATAGTGAATATACAAGATTACAAAAATCTCCAGATGATCTTAACAAACTAAAACCATATGATTATTTTCATGTTTCAAGTTATGGTTATTATATTTTTTTACCTGCTACTTCAATGAAAAATTGTAATATAAAAAACTGTAATTTTCAACAAATTGGAGGCTTTCAAGGTTTTGATTTTACTCAAATAAAAAATCAAGATTTAACTGCAACAAATTTTACATTTGTTGATTTAACGAATGCAAGTTTTGAAGGATGTAGATTAATAGGAACAGTTTTTCAAATTGCTGATATAAAAGGAGTTGATTTCTCAGGTTCAACAACTAATGAAAATACAGATTTTGAAAATACACAAAACATAGGATTAGCAATTAATACTGAAAATATTAATTTTGGTGAATTACAAAATAATGCAAATGAAACTCATGCAAGATCCAAATTTATTATAGATAATAGAAATAAATTTAAATTTTTTTGTGATGCTAATACAGAATATTCTGTAAATGAACCAGATAATTTATTAGATAAATATAGATTTAGTCAAGGTTTGAGATATAATATAATTTTTTTTAAACAATTATTCAAAATTGTTAATATAATAGCAAATAATCAAAATTTAGATTCTACTAGTAAATCTTATTTAACCGATAATTTTTGTAAAAATTTAAAAGATATTTTGAGTGAAAAATTAGAATATAGTAATCATGAGAAAGATTTATTAAATAAGAATTTAAACATAATAGTAACTCCTGAGTTTATAAATCTATTAATTTCATCTAAAAATCCTCTTCAAAATGGAGAACCTGGAACATGGTGTTGGTTAGAATTAGTATTTTCTTCTTTAATATATTTAATTACTAGACCAAAACTTTATATACATATGTTTTTACAATATTATTTTAATGAAGTTTTTAATGCGCATGGTCAAGGAAGTATGAGTTGTACATTAGGTATGGTTGAACGTTTAGTTACAATACATTCACAAGCGACTGAAAGTTATTTAATGACATTAATAATGAAAGAAGAAGATATAGAGAATAGAATAAATTCTATTAAAGAATTTAGTAGTGATAGTAATACAAAAGAAGATGAAACTATTACTATAGAATTTGTAAAAAATTTTAATAAAGAAGGTAAATATATTTGTCACAAATTAATTAATATTCTTAAACCAAGTTCAGATTTACCAGAGTCAAAAGAAGAAGATATTGGGGTAGAATTTGATTATAGTATTACTCCAAGTATGAGAGAAAATTGT